CGAGAGGTGACTTTGTTTGCCGGAGTCACTTGGATCTCGACTGAGGCTAAGTTAGATTACTGGCCATACCGAGTTCATCACCTGCGCCCATACAAATCCCTATCGGCAGCACAGATCAACGGCGTGACGCGAGTGGGATCTTCCATAGCGACCACGGCCGACAAAGCAATCAAAGAGGCCAAAGATCTACTTGAGCAAGCCCACGCGTTAGGGATCATTACCGAGACCGGTAAGTGGGATATGTCGTTTGGGTGGAGGGCTAAAGGAGCAGGAGGCAAACCGATCTATCCGAAGCTTGGCGAGCGTAATGCCTACTTCTCAGGCCTAGCAAGAAGCGGGTACGGACTCTCACCGGCGCTCGCAGAGAAATGGATCGAAAGTCTGTAAGATAATTACATTACAACAGGAGGCGCTATGAAGATAATCTATCTAATCGGAGAACCGGGATCAGGAAAGACCACGCTAACCGAGGCATTTACTCGAGACTGGTCAAACCCTCATCACTTCGAGAAGCCGATCAAATACAGAGAACACGACACGCCTAACGGCTTGGCTTTATCTCTTGGTTGGCTAAGGCCTAACTTCGGAGGAACAGACACTCTTGGCAACGCTGCTATCGTCTCAATCGAGCCTTGGTTACCAAAGGTGGCAGAAAGTAACCTGTACCAGATCTTGTACGGGGAAGGAGATCGCCTCGCCAATGACCGCTTCTTTAATTTATGCAAAGCCAACGGAGAGTTCCACTTGTTCTATCTCGACACAGATCCAGAGATCGCCAAACTAAGAAGATACGAAAGATCCTTGGCGACAGGAAAGGAACAGAACCCGTCTTGGGTCAAGGGTAGAGCTACGAAGCACAAGAACCTCGCTGAGCGTTGGAACGCTATCCGTATCCCGGGCAACCTCAATCCGGATCAAGGCGCAAGTCTCATTTCGCAAACAGTCTTTTCCTGAGTTACAGTATAACTATGGCAGGAAAAAAACACGGGAAAACTCCTACACCGGAGGTCTTAGATCGCGAACTCGCGGTAGTTGAGTTACGCCGTACCGGTGAGACTTGGGATCGAATTGCCCGGGCTATCGGTTACGCAAACGCAGCAGGGGCATACAAGGCTTACAAGAGGGCAGTTGTTCGGACTCTCCAGCAACCGACTGACGAGCTTCGAGAAATGGAGTTAGATCGAATAGATCGCCTCCAACGGGCTTATTGGAAAGACGCGATTGACGGCAACCACAAGAGCGCAGAGTTCGTTCTCAAACTTATCGGCAAGAGGGCAGAGCTTCTAGGACTAGACGCACCACAGAAGATACAGGCGGAGGTGATTACCTATGACGGCAACGGAGACATTGACGGGGATATCGAACGAATTATCAAGCTTCTCGACAAAATGGATCAGAGCAGCACGATACAAGTGGAGGCGGGAACTAGCGAGATCCGAGCAATTACCTCCGGAGGGTGATTGGCATATCTGGCTTTATATGGCCGGGCGTGGCGCAGGAAAGACTCGAACCGCAGCAGAGTGGCTTGCGTGGGAGTCTATCCGCCAACCTATGACGCGTTGGGCTATCGTAGCTCCGACTTTCTCTGACGCTCGAGATACTTGCGCTGAGGGTGAGTCAGGAGTTATCTCGATCCTGCGCCGATACAAAATGCTTAAGTCGTGGAATAGATCTATTGGCGAGATTATTCTTACCAACGGATCGCGCATAAAGTTATTCTCAGCAGATCAGCCGGATCGCTTTCGTGGCCCTCAGCATCACGGCGCTTGGTGTGACGAGTTAGCAGCGTATAGATACTCAGACGCTTGGGATCAGTTGCAGTTCGGATTACGCCTTGGAGATAAGCCTCGCATTATCGTAACTACTACGCCACGGCCTGTTCCTTTGATCCGGGCGCTCGCTAATCGAACAGACGGATCTGTTGCTATCACGCGAGGATCTACCTTTGATAACGCCAAGAACTTAGCGCCCTCAGCGCTTATGGAATTACAGGCTCGGTATAACGGCACACGCCTTGGTAAGCAAGAGTTATACGGCGAGATCCTTGAAGATGTAGAAGGCGCTCTATGGACAAAGGGCTTGATAGATCGCAACCGCGTACAAGTAGCTCCGCCTCTTTCTAGGATCGTGGTCTCTATTGACCCGGCCGTAACGAATACGAAAGATAGTGACGAGACCGGAAGTATTGTGTGCGGATCAGACACTTCGGGTCACGGCTATGTGCTTGGAGATTATTCTTTCAGAGGATCGCCTCTTGATTGGGCTTCTAAGGCCGTAGAGATCTTCGACAAACACAAGGCAGACTCAATCCTTGTAGAAGTAAATCAAGGCGGAGATATGGTCACGGCCGTTCTCCAGCAAATCCGAATGGGCTTACCGATCCGAGAAGTGCGAGCGCATATTGGTAAGAGATTACGAGCAGAGCCGATCTCAGCGATGTATGAGCAAGGTCGTATTCACCATGTTGGAGAGTATGAGCAGCTTGAGGATCAAATGGCTACTTGGACTCCAGAAGAAGTAGAGTCACCAGATCGCCTTGACGCAATGGTGCAAGGTTTCGCAGATCTTCTCGGTACAATAAATGTAGCAAATTACTTTAATGCGCTTGCTAATATGTGTCCTAGTTGCGGATTGCCTATGCCTAAGTCAATGTCGCATTGTTCTAGTTGCGGAACGGCTATGATTACACCGGCGAAAGAGGAGACAAATGGCGGGTCTGTATAATGTCACTATCGATCAAGGAGCAGATTGGTTTCTCGATGTCACTTATGAAGATCCGAGCGGTACTCCGATCAACCTACAGAGTTATACTGCTGCCTTACAGTTGCGTTCGCTACCTAATTCTCCGTCAGCAGCTCTCACGCTTACAACGGCAAACGGAGGAATTACAATCACAGGTGCAACTGGCCTCGTATCTATCCGCGCTACGGCAATCCAAACAGGAGCAATAGACGAAGGAGATTATGTTTATGATCTTGAGATTACCGCTCCAGCACCGGGATCTGTCGTGACTCGACTTATTCAAGGTCAAGCAATAGTAAGTGCGCAGGTAACACGATGAGTAATGAAGTCGTAATTGTCGAACCGGTCATTCCTCAGATCACAGTAGTAAATGAAACACCAACAATCTCTATTACCGCACCCGGGCCACAAGGCCCACCTGGAGTATTCGACCCGGGCGATATCTTTTATGTTCATACGCAAGCTTCGGCGAGCGCTATCTGGACTATCAATCATAATCTCGGAGGCCAGCCTACTGCCGTAGTGCTAGACTCCGCAGGAACGCAATGCGAAGGCACTTTCAGTTATCCTAGTTCCAACCAAATGGTGATTACCTTTACCGCAGCATTTAGCGGTACTGCGTATGTCGTATAAGGAGAGAAGATGAGCCGTAAGTTCCTAGTCAGCATTGACCTTAATAAAAACGAATTACAAAACGCAGTAATTCAGAACCTTGCGACTGCTCCGGCTTCGCCACTCGCGGGTCAGGTCTATTACAACACCGCAGACAATCAACTTTATATTTACAATGGCACTCGTTGGGAAGTAGCGGGTAACGCGGTTCAATCAGGAACTCTTGCAGCGCGACCAGCAGCAGCAACAGTAGATGCAGGAACGATCTACTACGCGACAGACACTTATCTTTTCTATTACTCAAACGGGTCTGCTTGGGCGCAGACCAATCAATTTGGAACGATCACCGCACAGACTACTTACGGAGCTTCTAGCGGTAACGGATCATCAACGGATTATGCTCGCGCAGACCACACTCACGGAACACCGGCTCTTGGAACTGCTACTCCTAACGCAATAGCAGGAGTTACGGGATCAGCCGGATCAGCAACGACTCCTTCTAAAGAAGATCACACTCACGCGTTAGTTCCAGCAGCGAATATCTCTTGGGCTACTTACAAGATCACAAACTTAGGTGATCCAACCTCCGCTCAAGACGCAGCGACAAAGGCTTACGCTGATACGAAGCTTGCTTTGGCCGGTGGCACTATGACAGGTGCTATCGCAATGGGAACGAACAAGATCACCGGTCTTGATACTCCTACTGCTGACGCTGATGCAGCGAACAAGGGTTATGTAGATAGCGTTGCTCAAGGATTAGATATTAAAGCCTCAGCGCGTTTGGCTACTACCGGCGCTCTATCTGCTTACACATTTACAACTACTGCTGGCGGAACAATCACAGGTAACGCTAACGGCGCACTATCTATTGACGGCGTAACTCCTAGCGTAGCCGATCGTATTCTTGTAAAGAACGAGACAAGCGGTAATGCTCCTTACAATGGTATTTATGTAGTAACCACAGTAGGTGACGGATCAACGGCTTATGTATTGACTCGATCTACTGACGCAAACACCTCAGCCGAAGTCACATCAGGTATGTTCGTGTTTATTGAAGAAGGAACGACCAACGATAACACCGGCTGGGTATTGACTACGAATAACCCTATTACCCATAATACAACGGCTCTTGTGTTTGCTCAGTTCTCTGGTGCTGGCACATATAGCGCGTCTAACGGCGTATTGCT